GTATCAGACAGCCAGCAAACAAAGGGCTCGCCGTACATATCTACCATGTAGGCTCTATAGTCGTCGTGAATGAAAGTGAAGAACCGATTGCATCGTTTGCATTGAGGATGAATGTTCTCCTCGCGCAAAAGGTGGAAGCTGTAGACCCGCGAGATAAAGTGACCGCCATCCATTTCTTTCCAATGCGAGACACGCCCACAGGTGACGCACTCGCATAGTCCATCATCAGATGCCGCTTTCATCCTCACTAGGCGCTGCAACAACTCCGCTGCTTTTTGCTTTAGCTTTGGAAGCGGGACTGCTTTTCTTTTTTTTGGGCTTGGCTTCTTCAAAATCATGCTTCCTAAAAAAACGCTCTCGGCCTATAGCCTTGTCGAAAATTTCGCACGTTAAACAGAACCACCCGTTCAGTTTGTAATTAAACTTTTCGGGAAACTCTGGAACCATATTAGTGTTGCACGTCTGACACTTCTTCTGGGGTAAATTCAATTTCGTGTTCCTCAAAAAATAGCGCGGTCTGCCATGCGCTAGTAAAATCTTCTATGTTCATATCAATGGTAACGCCAGTAGGAAACGTGTCCGTATAGACGTCCGTATGGTTGGGGTTTGTTATGTTAGTTATAGCCCCGCCGATTGTTGCTGGCAAAAAAACTACCTGACCGCCCTTTTTTGGAATCCTTGCTGCTATCAATATCATTGTCGGGGTCTCACAGTATGCCTAGATACTTCCCCGTCTATTTTATCGTAAGTGATTAGCTTTGCGCCTCGTCTTGATACCCAGCCGCCTCTTGCCGCATAAGCGTCCCTGCCAGCGAGGGTTGGATGCTGCTCGCTGATAGCGCCGCCATCCTCTATTAGCCTCTCATGGTGGTAGTGGCCTGAGTGGATATAGGTATAACTAGCTCTGCCCCACATCTCTCTAGTACGCGGCTCACTGGCGAATAATTTAGGCAAGTTTGCCAATCTCACTTTATGCCCATGATGAAACGCGAGCATGGTTTCGCCATGCAAATAGGCGTAAAACGGAAACTCATTGTCTATGACCTCAATTCTCGGGTCATTTCTAAAGATTTGCTTGATGTGCTTTCTAAGCCAAATTGAGCCAGAAATATCGTGGTTGCCCTCTGCTGAAACTATGACCACCTTGCCAAACTTTTTGAGCATCATTCTGACCGCTTCGGTCATTACCGACATAGCAAGCTCAACCAGTTTCCCGTATCGCGTGTCGGCGTCAAGGATATGACCGCTTGAGGGCGTCACACTGAGTATTCCATCCCAATGCAGAAAGTCGCCCAACTGACACAGCATCCCAATGCCAGAATTTGGGCTGGCTTTTATCATGTCGTTGATAGAGTTTAGGAAAGTGTCACGGGCTATTTTTATATCCCAGTCGTCCCCAGTTTCGGCTTCGTGCGCGTACATCCCCAAGTGGAAATCCGTGATCGTGAGCAAAGATAACAGGCTGTCGTTCGTCTGCTTTGGGCTTGGCGTAGGCTTGAATGCTTTGAGCCCTTCCTGCGCCTGCTCCAGTCTTTGAATGAGTATCTCAAACTGACGCTGCTCATCTGTCTGAGATTTGACCCACTGGCGTACTGGCCTGCCGTCTTCATCGTAAAAAGTGGAAACGCCCTTGATCTTATGCCCATCTGGCACTGGCCTGTGCCAATCATGCTCTGGGCTATAGCCGCGTTTTTTTGCGTTAAACCTTACAGTATGAATGTGATCTCTAACGGCGCTGCGAGACAAATTGAGGTGCTTTCCCGCATCGCGCTGTGACATCCCCTCAACTTGCGTTAGCTTAATAACCTCTCGCTGCTTTTCTGTGTCGCAAAACTCCAATAAAGGATGTGGCATAAATCCTCCTGCTTAAAAAGCAAACGCGAATAATACCTTATCTGCCAAACTTTACTGTGATGCCATGTTTCTCCGCTAAATGCTTTGAAACAACTTCATAAACTTCATTGACCTCTGTTTTCAATAAAGCAGTCGTTGATTCTTTTTTAAACAAAATGATTTGTATTGGTCGCCAAATGTAATCAAGCACCAACTGTCTGGTAGGCGTGATTTCAACCGTCGGCTTTAAAACCTCACGCATATCTTTTCCGTGCGCGATTAATTGCTCTGCTACTTCATTGCAGTAGGCATGGATGCCTTTGTTTTGTTGATTGGTTCTGGTCGGCTGAATAATTTTGAAGCAAATGTCTTTTTCTTTATTCGCTTCGATATATCGCAGCAGTGCAGCGCGCTGATGTTCGTTTTTTATCCACCAGCCCTCACCATTATCATTTGGCATAAACTCGCTCTCCGTTGGCTGACATATATCGACCATGCTCTTGCAGCATTCTTTCTCTGAAGCGCTGGTTATCCATGAAGTCATGCGTCAGATGGTCAATAGTATCCCAATCGCGCTGTTTTATTTTGTTTGAGGGCTTCGCTGTTAATACAGGACTGCCGCCCTGCTGATCTGCTCTACTGAGCCATGCGTTTATGAATCGCGCTATGCCTGACTTGGTTTTACGCTTGGCAGGGTTGGCTTCGCACCAACAGTCCATGGCGTCTAGTTCACGATAGACGTCTATGTTTTTATAGGTTTGCTGCCATTTGATTATTTGATCATCTTCTGGCGTCCAGTGATCTCCGCTTTTAAGAATCATTGCCTTCTCCCCATGCTTCTTCGCAAATGTCGTTATACAGCGATGTGAGAACACCGATCCAATCGTTCAGCACGTCAGCCTGCAATAATGGATCGAACTCAAGAAAGGCGCACTGAATTACTACATCGCCCTCGCCAATCTGTTGATTGATAAATAACTCGCCAATTTTTGTCCCGAAAATAGGATGAGTAATTTCATTGCTCATAATGACCACTCCGCTACCTTGACCATTTCGCCGTATCGGTTTTTCACCGGAAACATTCTGGTCTTGATCGGATAGCCTTTCGCTCGCAACTCACTGATTCTTGCTGGCGCTTCTAAAATTCCAAGCGCGTCCCAAGCATTGAGTCTGGTGAGCTTATTGCCTGCTTGAAGGTAATTAAGGATTCGGTCTTGCTGTTTCATAGTCATCTCCTAAAAATGTTATGCACAACCCTTTTAATGAGGTTTCCCCCATTGGTTAACATAATATAACGAGCGATGACTGTTGTATCGAATTTTGTTATCTATCCCCGTCACCTGCTCTCGGCGCTGGGGGGCATATCATGGAGAGGGTCAACTCCGCTCCGAGGTTTTTATATTCCTCGGCCTACTGCCCAACAGTCTCTGGGAGAAACACTAGGCAAAGCCTAATCCATGTGATATGTTTGAAGGTGTGGCAGTTCTCCCCTTCTGTCACACTCATAGCTCACTCCTAAAGCTATACCACCCCGCCGCAAGGCGGGGTTTTTATTTAATCACCACTAGCAGCCCATTGAAACAAATTCATCGAGGGTCATTTCAAAATGATCTGCTAGCTGCGCTACTCTTGAGAAGCGCATATCCTCTTTTGACCGCCACTTGGCAATCTGGATATGGCTGACCCCAATGGTTTGCGCTAGCGCTTTGTTAGTCACTCTGCGATCTGCCTGCGCTTTCCGCAAAGACTTGCCGATGTTAAAACGGGATGTCTGCATCACTTACTACCTCTTTCTTGGGTTCCTGTTTAGGCTCTGCAATTTTTTCTGGCTCCCATGGGTCTTGCAGCATAACCCATCCATCCCAATTTATTGTTGGAACAGCGCTCACCATGAGCCGAAATTGACCATCGTCGGTTTTCCACATGGCCCCCATTTCAACCCAGTTCGTTTTTTCGTCGCCAGCCTTCGTTGTATATCTGCAAGCTGCTACTAACCTTTTGACAATTTTCATGCTGCCTCTCCTTTTTGCTCATAAAAGTCTGTCGCAGTTTTTAGTTCAAACTGATTCAGACGGGATTTAATTTTGTCTTTTGTCATTTGATTTAACTCGCCCCAAAGCTGCTTGAATCCCATCGCGTCTTTTTGCTCTATCACGCTGACAATTTGCGAATGGTATTCGGCAATTATTGCCTCTGCTTTGCGTAGCTCGTCATCAAATCGGGCTTTGAATTTAACTTTGAAGCCTGACGGGGCATCGTTATAAACCCGCGTAATTGTTTCTTCTGGAAGGCTTGCAACCCACTCCATAAAGGCAAGAGGCTCGCCAGCATCTAGCTTCTGATTGGCAATGTCGTAATCAGTGACCTGTGGCAAATCCTCGCCAGCGTAGATATACAGTCCCAACCCATGCAAAGCGATGGCTTTTGCAAGGCAACGCTGCATCGAGGTATTGATCTGAAACGCATTGGGATTTTGAATCGCGTTATTGCGGTGGTCAGTGACAGGCAAGTAGGCGGTTCGGGTAATTCCATTTGCTGTCAGCTTGCACCAGACCATCATGGTGCCATCTGCAAAAATTGATGGCTCGGGCATTTCCCATTCTGCGTCAGGCACCCGCTTCAACAATTCCTGCACCGCAAAGGCCCAGCTTAGATAAGTAAACTGGCCTTTTTTCTCGGTGTATTCGTTTACGACTACCTGAGACAGCTCTCTGAATAAGCTCATTGCATTTCTCCTACGGCATGGTCATGATTGATTTCTTGCACCACGTCCCAACAGTTGACGCAGTATTTGTTACTGTCGTCCTCTTGCTGATAAACAGGGCCAGAAACGTGGTCATTGCAACTGTCGCACCACTTCATTGCCTCCCACTCCGGTGTGCCATACTCGCGCATGACCACCGGAATCCCATCAAACTTGCTCTCCAATTTAGTAGCCATGAGTCATGCTCTCGTAATCGGTAGGCTCATCGGGATGCACTTCGGGCGGGCCTTGATCTAATTCGTAATTGATCCGCTTGAGCATTTCGAGCGCCTGCTCTAACTCGCCCATAGCTTTTTCTAGCGGAGCCGTGTCGATGAGTTCCAGTTTTGGCATTTTATTGGTCATTGTCTCTCTCCCATAGCGCCCAACAAACATCGTCGGGATTTAGAATGCGGTAGCCCTTCCAACTGCAAGTGCGGACAGACAACTGTAGTTCTTCAACCATGATTGTCTGGCCCCACGCTTCGTCAGGATACATACCGCCGTTGACTGAATAGATAGCAGTGATGTCAAGCGGGTCTGCATCAACAATGCAGCCGTGATTCTCAAGGTCAATAATGCGAGCGCCAGCAATTATGTCTTGCGATTCTGCTGGCTGGTAATCAATCCAAATGTTCACATTGCCTCCCCTTTATCCGATTGGATTTTCGAATACTAATCCGATCAAATTACAGTGTAAACCCTTTTGATTAACTTTTTTCCAAATTTTGAGCAAAAAAAACCCCGCAATAGCGGGGCGAATTGCGAGAAAAAGGAGTCAATAACTCCAGATGGTAGGGTGAGGCAGCTCGTCTGCCCAATCGAGATGGATAAATCGGCCCTCGCCGCGCTGGTTTACCCCTATTCTCTGGCAACCATGCGCTAGGGCGCTCTCTATGAGCCTGTGGGCGCGTTTACCGCTTACCCCTATATCCACAGCCACCCCAAGCGAATGTGCCCCTACGCGCTCTTTATGGCGCTCTAAGGGGTGTTCAATACAGCGATAGCCAGAAGTAACGGGGAGAGGGAAACCGCAATCGTCCCGAATGCTGTTAAGTGTAGCCAATACTGTTTCATTAAACTCATAAATTCCACAGCCGCACTGACAGCGCAGCTCGTCTTCGCTGAAATAGGTCATCGCTTTGTAAGTAGCTGTGAGATTTTGTCAGCACCGCGTATGCCAAAGCTGGCAAAAACGGCAAGGTAAAGGAGGTATTGATACCACTCAGGCAGCGCGTTCAACTG